GAGGTTCACCCGCAAACAGCTCACGAGCAACACCAAGATCTACGATATTCGTAGAAGCGGCATCGGCGCTAACTGCTTGAGCATCACTAAACAACAATTGTGAATCAAGATACATTAGTTATTTCCCCTTTCATTAGGATACAACTGCTTCGTTCTCAAGGAGAGCGTCGCAGATGCGAACAGGAATACCACGGAAACTATATTGTGGAACTCCAGCTACGTTTTCATACTTCAATCCGCCACCAGTGATGACATCATCACGGCCTTGGATGTCCAACATTTGGAAGCAAGAACGGTTCATATAGAACACAGGCTTGCCCATCTTGAGAGAAGGAATGCGATGAATTGCTTTGATCATAAGATCGTACAAGTCAGCAGCAGACGACTTCGCAACAAGGTTAGAAATGTCAATGTTCGGAATACGAACAACATAGCGCCAGTCTTTAAGAGCAACGCCACATTTCCATTGGAACTGATCTTGGTAAGCGCGCAAACGCGTTCCACCGATACCAGTAGAAGTTTCAACAGTAACTAGACCATGGTCAAAGTGAGAAAGACCCGCTTTAGAACCTTTTGGATAGATACCGTGAACAGTGTTTTCACCCCAACAAACGAGGTAAATAGAACTGTTGTCTGAACCAGCACCGCCACCAAGGACGATGTTCTGACCAGAAGCAGCAGATGTAGCACTGTAGCGAATAGCAAGACCAGTGAACTCTTCAGGAGATACAGAAGCATTTCCGTAGAAAAGTGTACTAGCCATTTCTTGGTTCATGGCTTCGATGAATGCCATTGCTTCAGACAAGCGGAACGCAGCGGTGTTACCGTTAAGTTCTGCAAGGTCTTTATCAATTTCACACCAAGCTTCCAAGATACCGCATTGCTCGTCAACTTGAGCGGTCGTGCTTTTAGAAGGTTGTACACCTTGGTTAAGCAAGCGCCATGCTACCGTTGGAAGACCAGTGCGGATAGTTGTGCGATGCCCGGTAGGAAGATTTCCTTCTTTCCAGAGCATATCTGAAAGTACTTCGTTAGTCTGACTGAGCATCTCAATGATGTCAGCAACTTTGTCATTTGGGTCCAAGCGTTTTGCAAAATCTGCAAGCGTAAGGACGTTAGCACCTAATGTTGCCATTTAATCACTCCTTTGATTAAACCTATACTTATAATGCAAACACCATGTCTGCATCACTCGCTAGGTGTAGTTTCTCCATACATGTTTTGCCATGCAGGTCGCTTTTCAACACCGGTTTGTTTTGCATGAACAAATGTGTCGTTACCTTCCTGTGTGGCACGTTGAACCATCCACTTGACGAGCGGTGGGTAATTCTCAACACCGGCATCGACAATTAGATCAATCAACTCAGCAGGTAGATTTTTCTTCGCCCAAGACTGAGCCATGGTGGCATGTTTTTGAAACTTGTCTCCACCAAACTCTTTGTCTTTTTGAAGTTCCTCAAACCACTTATGTGACTGAGTATCTACCTGTTCTTTTTGTAGTTTGGCAAAACTGGCAACCGCCTCACTCTTCTGTGCTAGGATATCCTGAGCTACTTCTGGGCTGTATTTTTTAGCCTTAGCTAATTCTACAACCGCATCAACATGCTCTTTTCCTAGAGAAGAACCTTCAGGCAATTTAAGGTCGTATTTAACTTCCTGTTTTTGCTCAGTAGGTGGTTCTACCTTTTCACCTGTTTTAACAGGCTCACTACTTTTAGGGGCATCCTCCGCTTTCGCTGAAAGAATTCCTTCTTTCGCTACAGCTTCGGTAGCACCTTCTTTTACTGGTTCACTACTCGTTGCAGTTTGCGTTGCATCTGCTTGAGTTGTTACAGCATCAGACATCGTCATTATCTCCTTGATCTTGTTCTTTTCTCATTCTGACATAGAACTCTGGATTAACCCGCTCAATGTCATCCATGAGCTTAAGCCCTAAATTCTTTTGTCCCAAGAGAAAATCGGTCATGCGCTGAGAATCTTCAATAAAACAGTTACGCATAGGACCACAGTATTCTAAGATCTTCCACAAGACTCTACGTCCGCTTGCATGGTTCATTACGTTGCGTAAGTCATCCATATATCGCTCGTCTCGCGACTCAATCTTCTTCTCTCTCTTTTTTACTTGCTTCTCATCGCCAATATTAATCATGCAATTTGTCCTACTTGAGATTGTTTAAGCAATCCACTTAGTGCGTTTTCATCTTCACTAATTTGTGCTTTAGAAAGATCTTTAGCAGCCACTGCTCCTTGTTGCATCATTGCCATTTGTTCTTGTTGTTTTTGAGCCTGCGCTCTTGATTGTCTAAGCTGTTCTACTTCTTCATCTCCACGAACAATACTAGGAGGAACGCTTGTCATTTCGGCGTATACATCTGCAGCTTGATCTGTCTTAACTTTATCAAGCACTGTAGGATCGTATGCAGCAACCTGTCCAATGAATCCCATGAAACGCTCTACTCCTGCGATACCAACAAGTTTTTGAGCCTGTGCCATTACAGAAATATATTCAATTTTAAGCTCCATCCCAGATAGTTCTTCTGGAGGAGGTGGAACTAGACCCTGGTTGATCATGAAGTTAAATGTATTATCAATCAATGGATCTAACATGTCTTGGTTTAATTGCTCTAACACTGGTCCAAGAGCCAACAACTTTTCTTCATGTCTTTCATTGATTTCACGAGCAGTGATTCCAGATCTATCATCGTTAGCTAGCATAAGAAACAGATCTTCAAAGAATGCCCTACGAATGCGACCTCTAATTTGATCTTGTTTTAGTTCAAGTTCGTTAACTCTAGGATTAACTTCATGTGCTGGTCTAAATCCTCTTGATCCTTCTCGTACATCTTCGTATGTAATTCCGCCTGGAAGAATAGATGCTTTAACATTGCGGAGAGATGTTGGACCAACCATTGGTGGGTTAACCATTTTTTCAATGGCTTGAGCAATCCTTCGCTCTCCTAGTTGTAGTTGCTTAATATCGCCCAATGCAACCATTCCAGGACAATCAGTTCCGTAACTGTCTTCGCCAGTCACTTCCCATCTTGGACATAAGACGGGAAAGTAATCATAACCCATTTCGCTTAAGAACTTGCCTCCATCTTCTCCTACCAGGTAGTTACCAGTTCCTTGATATCCTCCTGATTCGTAATAGATAGATTTGTATCGTTTGAACATTGATCCAGATTTATTTGGATCATAATCCTCGTTAGGAAGAATAAAATGACGAATATCAATCCATGATTCGTATTGAGCTTGTTCGTACATGTTTTTCACATGAACAGAAAACTTACTCCAATCTGGTTTTCCATCTGGGGTTGTTCGTCCAAAGCGCTCTACGAGTTGTCGCACAGTCATTCGTAGTTCTCGATAGAACGTGGTTACCTTTAGTTTGAAGTCGTTAGCGATGCAGTAGGACCCAATAGGAATCGGATGGGCACGTAAGACGCTGTCGAAATCTTCTTCGAGAAGCATTGCAGATGTGGCGAAGACACCAATGTCTCCGTAAATGATGGGTAGGACGTTATAAATATTAGAACGTAAATAGACCGTACTCATCCGATTACTTGTTTCATAAAGCCATTGCTTAACCTTGCCGTACTCAGCTAACTCTGGGTCAGGAGTGGTGAGTCGGAACCAGGGGCGAGCTGGTGAAGTAATGCCGCCCATCATTCCTGAACGCAGAGTCCTAGCTGCCAAGGTAGCAGTAGAGTCAATAATTTTCTGATTTCTCCTGTCACCCTTATTTGTATCTGTGACAGTGAATCTTGGTCTACGAGGGAGAACAAAATCACCCAAGTCTCGCCAGTGAGCAAGAAACGTAGATCTTTCGTTTTCTAGCTGTGAACGTAAGACTTCTAGTTTCTGCCTCTTGCTGATTGGTTTATTCATTTAGTTACCCACCAAGGATTGATTTTTTAGCAGTTGGAGCAGCCGAAGCGACTTCTCCTAAAGGGGATGTCATGATGGTGTCTGCTCGAGACGTACCTGCTGTAGATTCTTGTTTCTGTCTACGACGAGCCTTCATGGCAGAGTTCATTTTTTCTTTTTGTTGTTGTCGTTCGTAGTCTAGGCGCTCTTGATTTAGACGATCCATGGATTGTTGTTGACGATCCATTTGTTCACGAGCTAATTTTTCTTCTTTTGTTTGACCACCACTGATTGCTGAGAAAATTGGATCTACAATTGGTATACCTGAACCTGACATAGTCTTATATTCCCTTATAAGTTGACCTTAGTGTAAACATAGCTGGTCAAACTACAACCAATTTTTTCTAACAGCCTACCAAAGTCTTTGTCTTTGTTTACTGAGTATAATACTACATTGGCCCCTAATAATTGCAACTGCTTGTCAATCCATGTAATAAACTTGACTGCAGATGGACCTCTCTTTGATGGAGTTACATAGATAATATCTTGAACGGCATATCGTGTAACCGACGAGTATGAGTGAGTATACAAAGAGAATATAGAGAATCCTAAGATCTGACTAGACTGGTCGCGCATTGTATAAGTCTTTATAAGCCCAGCATCTGATAGATTCTTGTATCTGTTTAGGTCTGGCGAGAAGGGTATATTCAGGAAGTTGTGTTCAATGAATCCTTCTATGCAGATGTTCATTAGGTCATCAACTACATCGGTGAAGCGTTCTTCTTTGAACTCACATCCTTGTGGTGTCGAATGGGTCAAACTCATAGGCAAGTTTACCTTCTTGGTATTTGGAAAATCGTTCTTCTAATTGTGACTTAGCTCGTGGAGCATCTGGATGATAGAAGGTCATAGCCAGTGCATCGGCTAGGTCTGGGCTATGCCCTAAGCGTTCTTTGATTTGGTCTTTGCTTTCCAGTTGAAATTTACCGTTAACGAATGTGTAAGTAGGGGCAGACAGTTCTTTAACTAGCTCAGGGATATTGGGTAATATGCC